ATGATGGAAATCCGTATGTTGGAGGAACCTCTCCCTAATCGTGGGGCCGACGTCAAAGACGTCTTTCCAATGATTGGGGGTGAAGAATTCCTCTGCATCCACAAATGAGCGCTGATGCCAATCGTTTATACCGACGTAGGAGTAGGAAGGTTTTCCCGTGTATTTCTCCAGATAACTCTGTTCCCGTTTACTTAAATACGGGCCTAGGTTATACTCTCGAAACATGGGGCCTTCCCGCTTCCGACGATCCACCAAAAGAGGCAGGTGAAACCTTCTCCAAACCGCAAGTTGATCCTCAACGACAGGCTTTCCCTGGTTGTCCATAATAGGAGAACCAAAAGCCATGTTTGTTGTCATGATCACTATTGGTGAGTTGAAGGTCATACCCTTCTCATCCAAGTGTGCCATAGGCAGGATATACCGATTCACGGATACAAGTTGTTCAAACTCGACAAGATCCTCGCGATTAGCAAGGTCTTGGCCAAAGTCGTCCAGGACGACAATCGGCTGTTGAGAGTATCCATCCCAATGACGGGAGGAACAAGAACGACTGTAGACGAGATCGTTCCCCTTTCGCGAGGGGAACATTGTCTGACCTATCAGAGAAACCAACTGTTGAACACTAGTTGTTTTCCCTGATCCCGGTGGACCGAACAATCCAATTACGAAAGGTTCGGGCCGGGTTGGGCCATCCAATAATGATAGATACAAGGGACCCTTCTGGACCTCAAGAAGAGGATCTAGTTGGGCCCTAGCACCACCTTTTGACCGAGATTTCTCGACTGTTGCACGAGTGTTAGGTAGGGAGGTACGATACGGGTCGTAATCCTTTCGGATGAAACGACCCACCTTCCGACCATACTCAAACAGTTCTTGAAGAAACTCATGAGGAACATCGATAAGCTCTGATTCCGGTCTACATAGAGACTTTTTGTGTTTCAGGTACGCCTCGTACACCATGTCGTCACCGACTGGAGCACAAAGCGCCTTTGACTCAAGAAGATTCTTGTAGAACCTAACGCGGAGTCGTTTGCTCGGTTTCAATAACCGGTCTAACTTCTTTTGCACTAGGTCTGGAAAGAGGGGGATCCGCACGATTGAAATCGTGGGACGCTCCTGATCCATCTGGACGCAGAACTCGTCGACCAGGCTCTCTTTGATGATTTTAACATAGTCTTTCTCTGCCTTTCCCTTGGGGAAGACACGAAGAAAATGGAGAATCAATCGAAAGCGCCTGTACCTTGTCGTTTCCCTATGAACTATTTTACAAGTTCGGGGTTTCGAGGCCAATTTCGCCTTCTCAGGGGACAATCCCAAGCGTATAAGATTCGCCAAAAGGGCGGGAGGAAGTGTTCTATTGCTCATTGAGCCGTAGCCTACTTTCTTCACAACCTTTTGAGGGAACTTCACTCGGATGCCCATATTGAAGAGCGAAAGGTGGATAGCATCTGCTAAGCCGAGAACATGTCGCAAGCGACACAACTCATAAGAGAAATGGACCCTATGAGGTCCAAGTTGGATACCGACCAAGTCATGGACTTGGTGGGAACACTGGCAACGTGCCAAGTATTCCTGCAGGAGAGCTTGCTCTCCCGAGGTTCCCCAACTCTTACTGAGTTTTCTACTCAACTTCTTCCGTTCGCCGATCTTCAGGGAGGCAGTCTCGATTTTCTTCATCATTACTGATTTAGAAAAGAGCAGATCCTTCCCGTCGATTTTAAGGCTGGCGGAGTCGAGAAGACTTTCCATCATCTTCTCGATATTGATTGGTTGCCTAAGACCTGGGGTCTCGATTTCCAAACGGAAAAA